GCTGGTGGTCAAGCTGGTCCAGGCCAGGGTCGCCGTACTGGCATCCATCGCTGCCACGGTCAACGTGCTCAAAGAGAGTGACGTGGCGAGGATAGACGTAATCGCCGTGCCTCCACCGACCTTGGCGCTCGTGGCGAATATGCCGAGCGCGCCCTGCACCGTGTTGGTGGAACTCAGGTTCGAGCCGACGATCAGTGCCCCCGTGAACGTGCCAGTAGACGCAACCTGGTTGGCATCGAGCAGCCCGGAAACCGAGAGGTTCGAGAGGTTGGTCGTCTGGTTACTGATGTTTCCCGCCATGCCTACCTCCTACTAAACAAGAGCTAAGTCGTTGTCAGTACTTAAGCTCCATTCGTTCCATAAATTCCCCTCCACTCGTCGTGACCGACGAAGGCACCCTGGAGAATCTTACGGTACACGACTTCCTTATCCTTGTCCTCCCACATCTCGCTCCGGGGCCGCTGGTCCCAGAACCACTTGACGCCATGCTTGTCCGCCACGAGGAACCAGGCATCGGTATCCGTCTTGTAGTGGCAGACCTGATAGTTGAGGCCATACTTCCGCACCGCATTGACTTCGTTGTTCGCGGTGCCGGGCTTGTACTCGCTGCCCAGGAGTTCCTCCGCCGTGAACACATCTTCCGGCGAGATGAGGAGGGTCTTGGGAGTGAGCCGCACTGGGCGACCCCGATCATCCTTGAGGTTCTCGAACGCGATGATGGCTGCCTGGAGGCTCCCTACCCCAATGTCCGCATCAGTCCCGGGTCGGTTGGCGATATTGGCTCCGCCATCCAGCCGGGTATGGGCCGTGGTGCAGAGCTGGAGCCCATCAAACCCGGTGGCCGAGAACCCATCGGCGTTGGTGGTGGCGAAGGCCCCATTCAGCACATTGGCCGCCAGGACTTCCTGGTGGTCAATGGCACTCCGCATGAGCGCGGATTCGAGTGCGACCGCCCGACCATAGAGTTCATGGTCCAGCATCTCCTGAGTAATGGAGTACTTGAGGGCGAATCGTACCGGCTGGAAGGTCTTCTGGTTCCCGAAAATCGGGTCATCGGAGACGATTGCTTCCCCTTCGCCCTTGAGGCGCAGGGTACCGAGCCCAGTCATCTTGAAGGTCGTGATGGTTGCCTTTTTGGCTTCCATGATGTTCACGAACTTCACATACTCGGCTTCGTGAAGCGGATAGGCGTCGTCCCAGATTTCCGAGAGCTTCGGCTCCAACAGGACGAGGGCTTGTGCGCGAGTTACGGCCATAAGTTAGTTCCTCCTCATCCTTACGCCACCATGGCGTTAGACGTGACGCTAAAGAGCTGTCCGGCTTCGGCCAGGAAGCTGACTTCGATCCGGCTGGTAGCGGTATCAAGTGGACCCTGGATCACCACCGTCCGGGACGCATCCGAATAGTCCGCTGTGGTGAAATAGGAGCAGTGGTTGGTGACTTTGTAGATGCCACCGATAGCTCCCAGCGAGAGGTCGGAGAGAGCCAACCCGGTTGGGACATCACAATAGGCCGTACAGCCTGGTGTCGGAACGGCGACGATGCATTGGCCGGTTGGCAGGGAGTTCATCGAGTCATGCTTGATGAATCCGAGGAATCCGGCCTGCCCTCCCGAAAACTCCGAGACCGTCCCCGCACCGGCGATTCTCACCCCAGTTCCTGGGGAGAGTGTCGAGGCCGATGTGATGGTGAGTCGGCGATAGACCCATTCCCCACGGGCTTCTGAAAATCCTGGCATGGTGCCTCCTTACCTCTAGTGCTACTTCCTCGGTGCGGCGACTTCCACCGTGATCTCGGGTCGGGCACCGGGCTCTTTGAGCCCCGCAGCCTCCAGCGCCGCCTTGGCGCTGCCCGTATTCTGTTCCAGCCACTTCACTGTCTTGGCAGCGGCATTCCGCATGGCCCGGTCCTGGTCACAGACCATCAACTGACCATCCATGTTGCCTATCGTGCCATCCGGCAACTTATAGGCTCCAGCGGGCATGGCCGTGATCCACGGCACCGTTCCCACCTGATCAGCCCTGACCGGCCTGTAGCCCCGGTTCCCCACCCAGACTTGCCGCTCATTCGTCGGCGTATCGGTTCCCGGTTTCGTGCGCCGAACCCAGCGCAGGTTGACCGGCAAGGGGATGGGCTTTTTGCCATTCGCCCGGGCGATGTCCGCTGCCCGCCGCATGTCGGTAAACCCAGGTACATAGGTCGGGTCGCCATTCATGCCCTGCTCATCAAAGAGCCGATCAGGCGCGTCTTTCAGTTCCCCGAACTCGGTCACGATGCCGGTGGGGACGAGGGGCTTCACGTCATTCATCATGTGATGTCTCCGACACTGTGTTTGGCGTAGCGGTCATACCATTTCTCCAGGGGCATCCCCATATTGGCGGCTTCCCGCGCTATCAGGTCGGGCGTAAGCCCATGACGGCGAAGCTCTAGCTTCTGAGCCTCGGATAGCTTGGTTGCCGGATCACCGGCTGCATTGGGAGATGGTACCCCGGACGCTCCCGTGGAGCGGAGGGCTGGCTGCTGCGCGGCGAGCTGGGCAGCGCGTTCGCTGGCCAATTCGTCTAAGTGCGGTACTAACGCCAACTTAACCATCCTATCCAGGTTGTCAATAGACCACGCGACTTTGGGGACCTGGGCGATGTTCTGGAGAATCTCGGGACCATACTTGGCGAAGTACTGCTGGTTCCGCTGCCGCACCACATCCAGGTTGGTCTGGGCTGCCATCTCAATGGCCGGATTGGCCCACTGCTGGGCGGACTGCTGGGCAGCCTGTAAGTACTGTTGCCCCATCTGGTTGACCTGACCTGCCGTCACATAATCATTGGGGTCCTGCTGCTGAGGCGGCGGAGGCTGGTACTGGGGCTGTTGCCAGTATTGCGGTGGTTGCGTACTGGTTACAACTGGCTGTGGATTGGCAACTGGGGTCTGGACCAGGGCTCGTTCGGCCAGGGTTGCCAGTTGGGCCAGGGTAGGCCCAAGCTCTTCTGGTGTCTTGCCTTGTGCCCACTGCGGGGCATCCTGACCGAACGTAAGCGGCTTACGTTCGGGGGCCGCCGTTAGATTGGCGTCGGGCGAGGTCGTACCAGACGGTGTTGACGAAGGAATCGAGAGATCGGTCTGGGGGGCTGTCATGTTTCTTCACGCTCCTGTGTTGGGCAAGGGTATCGGGAAACGCGAGGACTTGCCGGAAGGCTTCCAGCACCCCCGCTTGAAAGACGTATTTCTCATGCTCCAGCAAACCGGCCAGCAAGGGCTGGGCTTGCAGGGCCGCCATTTCCTCCAGGGCTCGGACCAAGTGCGCCCATCCCGGGTGGCCCCGCAGGGCTAGGAGGGTATCCTGCTGGTCCGGGTTGAGGCCCAGGACTTCCTGAGGCTCCCGGCGGCGTAACCTGGGGAATAATCGCCTCCGGATCGCGGACATCGTGCTGTTCCAAGACCCGACCGAAGAGTTCGAGGAGGCCATTGAATACTCCTTGCGCCACCGCTGCCACGGGCGTCCCCGGGAATTGCGCGGCCATTTGGGTGAATTGCACGAGCTGGGGACCGACCTGACCCGCGAGCTGCAACAGGGCCAGCGCATTCTGGCGGTCCACTTCCTTGTTGCTGGACCCACTGGAGGCGGTCAGGGTGACGCCAATCCCGAGTTCTACGGGCTCGGCTGGCATGGTTAACTGTTCCGCCAGCAGCATCCCTTCCGGCATCCCTAGCGAACTGGTCAGCACCTTGAGCAGCCCTTCCTGACCCACATCCTGGGTGCTGGTCAGGTATTGCTGGATGAGTTGTACCACTCGGAGTCCTACCCGGCTCAGACCCTCATTCCGCATTTCCTTGATGGTGAGGTCGGGACGGCGGTTGCCCTCTTGGAGCAGGGAGACCATTGTGGTGGCTGGGGTACGGCCCGGGAGTTCGTTCATGCTGCCAAGCTGGATATCGGACACCCCGGTACGCCGCTCGCCATAGGTCTGGAAGAGTGAGATCAGCCGGTCAATACCCCCGTCCTGACGCAAGGTCTGGATGGGGAACAGGTCATCCCGGGGGTTGCCATCGGTGATCCACACCTTGCTGGGGTAGATCGGTTCATCGGGCAGGATATTGGCTCCAGCCTTGGCTCCCAGCATGATGGTGTTACTCAGCATGGCACCATCAGTGGCATAGTTGACCAGCCGGGACAGCACCCGCTGGAACATTTCCTTCTGTTCAGCAATCCCAATCCCATAGAAGCCCTCGCCCGGGAAGTAGCGCACCGCCTCATAGGGCCGCTGGCCGTGGTCATAGGGATTCAGGGTGGCCCGCACGATCCGGCTGGTGGGATGGTGCCACAGAATCACCAGATCGTCGTACACCTCGCCATTTTGGGCGGGATAGCGTACATGGACTTCCCAGAGTTCGATTTGCCGGAGCCGGAGCCCTGCGGTTGCGGTACCCAGGACCTCGTGCTTCAGCGGGGTTTCTATTGGGGTCTCGTTGCGGAACCGGCGTTGGTAGTCCCGCTGCACTACCGCCGTGTCATACAGGGTGAGGGCGCGTTCCTCGTAGCGCAGGATTTCTTCCAGCGCCTCTTTCCCGATATTGGGGAGATTGGGTTCCTGGGCCTCAGCCAGCATCCGCAGCCGGTCAGGCGTAACCCGCAGCCGTTCCGCGACCCAGGTAGCCCCACCCTGGGCATCCGGGTCAATGGCAAATGCCTCGGGGGGGAGCAGGAAATCCGCCAGCCGCACATGGTCCACGAACGGCACTGACCGGGTGACAATGGTATCTATTGCCTTGCCCTCGGCATCCCGCATCCGGCGCCTGCGCCGCTCGAAGGTCCAGCCCGTCTTGTAGATGCAGGTACCCAGCTTACAGAGTTCCAGCAGGGCTCGCTTGTCCACATTGTACATGTGGAGCACTTGGGTATCGAGCAGGGTCAGGAAATCTTGGAGCGGCTTGGAGGTATGGACCCAGCGTTCATTCAGGGGCGAGAGTGACCACAGGTTCGGGGCCGCATGCACCGTCTGCATGAACTTGGCATAGAGCTGGTCGGTATCGGTGGCAATCGCGGGGATCGTCTCGTTAGCCGCCCCCTCGAACGGCCAGCGGGCTACGGCAGGGGGGGCCGAGCGGTACATATCGAGCCAGGCCAGCCACTGCCGCTCCAGCCCCGCCCGCGCATCGAGCGCGTGGCGGAGATCAGCAGTCAGCCATTGGCGGAACTGGTCATCCCGACCCTTCCCCCACCGGATGGCATCCGCCATGCTAGGTCAGGCGAGCAGACTGCGCGGGGCCGCCCTTGGGTCTGGGACTCGCTACCTGCTTGGTGTCCTTGGCACCGAGGTTCGACCGGCCATCAAACTTGACCGGATCACCCCCGCCCGTGGCGGTGGGGGCTTTGACCACAATAGGCGCACTCGCCCGCTTGGGGCGACACTTGGCTCCCATCATGGCTACTTCCTCGCGGTATGGACTTCGGTTTTGACGCGAGTGTTCTCAGTACCGGGCTTGTGGGTTACGGGCTGGGACATTGGGAATTCCTCCTGGGGGACTCATCCCCCGGCGCTGGTAGTAGGCCGTCAACTGGGCATGTTTCCGTGCCAAGAGGTCGGGACCAGTACCGAGCCCTGGCAGCCGGGGCTTAATCAGCCGGGGCAAATAGGCCAGGGCATCCAAGAGGTCGCGGCGGGCCGAGCGCGGAAACTGGCTGTACTGGGTGCGGAACTCAGTAAACACCGCCCCCGTACCAATATACATCACTCCGCGCTGGAAGTACGGTTCGAGTTGCAAAATGCGGTCGTCCTTGTTTTTCCCCTCCGTGTGCAGTTCCTCGACAGCCAGGGGTAATCCGGTGGCCTGAACCAGCTCCTTGGTCTGGTCATAGAACACCCGCTGCTGGCCCTCAACCTCCACCCCCAGCTTGCGAGGGCGGTAGCGTTTGACTAGGGAGACAAGTCGTTGCTGGGCCACCAGATAGGTGTCCTTGTCAGACCAACAATCCAAGAGGAGATATTCCCCATTCGGAGTGTGGCCCACGACCCAAATAGCCGAGCGGGCTCGGTCCTCAGTGCGGCGGGCTCCAAACCCACCTGGATCAACCAGAATCACGATATCGCATTGTGCCAAATTGAGCGCCTGTGATTGGCCCGTACTATTGACATACTTGACGGTGGTGGGGTCCAGCCAGGTATAGGTCTTGAGCCATTCGGGCTTGAATGTGGCAGCATCACTGCTGGCTGGGTTGTTCAGGAAGTTGGCACTAAAGAGGATCGGGTCCCCGGCCTGGAGCTGGGCCAGGTCATCCAGCGACCATTTCTCGGGGAAGCTGGATTGGCCCTCCTCGATTGCACTCCGCATGAAGGTGGCCATCCGACCCTTGAGCTTGACCGGCATGGTTTGTTTCTTCCCACCCTCAACCG